TAAATGATGTCGTGCCGTTCCTTACGGCGCTATTGCTCCCCAATAGATATGCGGCATAAAATCGAGTAGTCCTAATGAGAATCATAATGCGGACTTAGCCCTATCCGTGGACGAAGCAGGGCTACTAAAGGGCTGTACGGTTATTCAGTTATTCAGTTATTCAGTTATTCAGTTATTCAGGTTATTCAGGTTATTTAGTACTAGGTATTAATACTATATGTAGGTGTTATTACCTTAACGTGTTAGCAAGTAATTATATTTCAGTGTGACGTGGACACCCACTTCGCGCTATTTCGTATCGGAGCGATAAATGAAGATAGTAGATAATAAGGCGTTATTACTTACGCTACGTAACCCCGCAAAGGTTACATCGGTAATACCAAAGAGTAGAGAACTACCTAACAACCAAGTACTTGTTAACTGGGGATTAGAAGAAACGCAGGTGTTGCGTAACATGAATATCAACGCACCCTCTCCAATAGAATCTAAGTATGAATGGACGGGCAAGTACACACCGTTCGATCATCAGAAGGTCACTGCTAGTTTTTTCACGTTAAACCGTAAGAGCTTTTGTTTCAACGAGCAGGGTACAGGCAAGACAGCCAGTGCTATATGGGCGTCTGACTACCTTATGAAGCAGGGGGTAATACATAGAGTGTTAGTTATATGCCCTCTATCTATCATGGATTCCGCATGGCGCAATGACCTGTTTAGTTTTGCCATGCACCGTAAAGTAGACGTGGCATATGGAGCTAAGGCTAAACGCGCAAAGATAATAGAAGGCGATGCTGAGTACGTGATAATAAATTATGACGGGGTAGAGATTGTAGCGGACGCAGTAGCCAACGGAGGGTTTGACCTTATCATTGTGGATGAAGCTACTCACTACAAGAACCCTCAGACAAAGCGATGGAAGACCTTAAATAAGTTAATCGGGCCAAGCACATGGCTATGGATGATGACAGGTACTCCCGCCGCGCAAAGTCCTACCGATGCGTATGGCATAGCTAAACTCGTTAACCCCAAGGGCGTGCCTAGATTCTTTGGTTCGTTCCGCGATCAAGTTATGAGAAAGGTTACAAACTTTAAGTGGGTGCCGAAAGAGGATGCCACGACAACCGTGCATAGGATACTGCAACCGGCTATACGGTTTACCAAAGACGAGTGCCTTGACCTACCACCTATGGTGTACACCAAAAGAGAAGTACCTCTTACCCGACAGCAGTTGAAATACTATAAAGAGTTAAAGGACAAGATGGTAATGGAGGCGGCAGGAGAACAAGTCACAGCAGTTAATGCGGCGGTCGGTATGAACAAGTTACTGCAAATATCCGCAGGTGCAGTGTATACCGACAAGGGGGACGCAGTAGAGTTCGATATATCCCCACGCTACAAAGTACTACGTGAAGTAATAGACGAGTCGAGTAAGAAAGTATTAGTGTTTGTACCGTTCAAGCACACTATAGACATGCTTACCGCCAATCTACGAGAAGATAATATATCGACAGAAGTTATCCGTGGGGATGTGAGTGCAGGTAAACGTACGGAGATATTTAAACGGTTCCAAGAAGCTGATGATCCTCGTGTGTTGGTTATACAACCTCAATCAGCCGCGCACGGAGTTACATTGACTGCGGCTAACACAGTAGTGTGGTGGGCACCGACAAGTTCGTTGGAGACATACGCTCAAGCAAACGCTCGTGTACACAGATCAGGACAAGATCACAAATGTACCGTCGTGCAGCTACAAGGGTCGCACGCAGAGAAACGTGTTTACGCACTGCTAGATAACAGAATAGACATTCACACAAAGATGATTGATCTTTACAAAGAAATACTTGACTAGCTAACGATAAGCTAATAAAGTGAACGTCCCGTTAGTAAAGGAGCGTGTAATGAGTGAAAGTAATACTACCGCTGAACAGTTGACTAAGGTTTATCTAAAGATAAAAGATAAGCGTTCGGAACTTTCTGCGGAATTTAAAGAAGAAGACGGCAAGCTGTCTGAACAGTTAGACAAGGTTAAGAAAGCCTTACTTGGATACTGTAAAGATCAGGGCGTCGATAGTGTGAAGACTTCAGCAGGATTGTTTTACCGATCTGCTAAGACTAGGTATTGGACTAGCGATTGGAGCAACATGCACGAGTTTGTATTAGAGCATGGGGCACCTGAGTTACTTGATAAGCGACTCAACCAAACGAACATGAAGCAGTTCCTAGAAGAAAACCCCGCCCTCGTACCTAAAGGGCTTAACGTAGACTCAGAGTATGTAGTCTCAGTAAGGAGGAAATAATGTCAGTAGCATTTGTACCTATTGAAAATGTAGCGAAGCACTTCTCGGTATCTATATCTACCGTCCGTGCATGGTTACGTAATAATAAAATTCCCACCGATACATATATTAAAGTGGGGCCAACCTATCGTTTCAAGTTACCTGAAGTTGAAGCGGCACTTCTAAACAGTGTTTCATTTACTGTTCCCGAAGAAGACTACCTAACTGAAAGCTCTATGCACGAACAGCTAGAGTTAGATTTGGATGATGACGCCTGATGAGTAGCAACGGCCTACGCCGAATCAGTATACGTGGTGGTAAGTTTCACGTTATAGCTGACGGTGAGGAAGTTACTAGGGATTTAGGTTATATGGATTTGGTGATAGTTAATGCCGCCCCAGTATCTCGCGCTTACTATGGCGATGCGTATGACCCCAATAGGGTTGCGGTACCTACGTGTTGGTCACCTGACACGCAGTTACCAGATAGAGAAGTACCCCAAGAGCAACGGCAGTCTGCGCGTTGTATGGATTGTCCTCAAAATATAAGAGGTTCAGGTTCTTATGGGGGTAGGGCTTGTCGGTTCTCACAACGACTAGCAGTTGTATTTCGGGAACATACCGAAGAGGTGTATCAGTTACAGATACCTGCCACGTCTATATTCGGCAGTACTAATAGTGGTGATAAGGGTATGCAACACTATGCTCGGTTACTCGCTAAACATGATACACCCGTAGTTACTATCATCACCAAGATTTACTTTGATGAGGATAGCGCAGTACCAAAACTTTGCTTTAAGCCAGTAGACCGCTTAGATGAAGACACGCTTGCAAGGGTTTCGGCCATGATTGACCACGAAGATACTATTCGGGCGATCACTATGTCTATCCCCACAACAAGTGAACCTGTGTCTCCGTTTAGTGTGGTGGAAGGTTTCGAGTTAAATGCAAACTAATTAATTAGGATTTATAACATGGCTACAAATAATCAATACCTTATCAATGACGTAGAAGCCCTATGGCCTCGTATCAATAAGACTTACAAGTTCGACAATGCAGAAAACCGCACGATTCCGTGTGACGCGTTTGACGAAGGTGCTAAGTACGAGACTCGTTTCCGTATGACTAAAGACCAAGCTAAGGCTCTCTTTGTATCAATGGTTACCGCATACGAAGCCAAGAAAGAGAAGGGATGGCCTGACAAGTTTGATATGCCTTTCAAGAAAGAAGAAGATGGTACTTATACGCACAAAGCATCTTTGAAAGGGGCGTACGGTAAAGACGCTACGTTTAAGCCTGTACAGTATGACTCGAAAGGCGTTAAACTACCTGAAGACTTCATGCTTACCACGGGTAGTACTGTTAACGTAGCAGTAACCTTTACTCCCTACAACATGCGTGAAGCGGGTGTATCCCTTAGACTACGTGCCGTACAGGTTATCAAGTACGTACCTATGGAAGCCGCATCCCCGTTTGGCGCAGTAGAAGGTGGGTTTCAGTTCTCCGCAGAAGAGAATCCTTTTGAAGTAGTAGCACCTGCCGCACCTGCCGCACCTGCCGCCCCTACGGAAGCAGTAACAGACGCCCTGTTTGGGGATGATGAACCCGCGCAAGTCGAGGAGCCAAAGAAAGTAGTTAAGAAGAAAGCTCCTGCACCGAAAGCATCTGACGATGCACTGGCTGATATAGTAGCCGACTGGGACGACTAATAGTCTCCCACTGTAACAACTACACCCATAGCTAGGATGACTACCGAAAAGGGCGTGCAAGCGCCCCTGCTATGGTACCTCTCGGAATTAGGTACTATTTATGAAAACAGAAGATTTTTTAAGGAGGGTATTGGGGGAAGACGGGCATTACTGCTTGTTCTCTTTTCGTACAAAAGATGACCGGAGGATACAGAAGTTTTACACCTCCGTGGGGGATATGGCCGATGCCGCACGCGACCTAGATAATAAGGGGTATGACGCATACTTCGCTCTAGGCACGTTCAAAGAACCGAACTCCCGTAAAGTAGCTAACGTGCATCATCTGAAGTCTTTCTTTCTCGATTTAGATTGTGGGGCTACCAAAGACTATCCAGATCAAGATACAGCTCTTGTGGCGTTACAAGGGTTCTGTAAGACATTATCACTACCGAAGCCCAAGCTAGTTAACTCTGGGCGTGGCATACACGCGTATTGGTTTTTATCTGAGGCTATAGGTATAGATGATTGGCTTCCTGTAGCAGAGCGTCTAAAGAAGTTATGTGCTGAACACGGGCTACTGGCTGACCCCTCTGTCACTGCCGATGCCGCTAGGGTACTGCGAGTACCAACCACGCATAACTATAAGACTGACCCCCCATCTGCTGTTGAGTTCTTAGCAGATGATTACCCTGACAACGTAGACTTTGATAAGTTCTCGACCTTGTTGGGAGGCGGACTGATACCAGTTCCTAAGATAATGGCTCCTGCCGGTAGCAATGCTGTGATGAACGCACTGATCGGTAACAGGCAAAACAAATTTAAAGACATCATAGCTAAGACTATGAACGGTACTGGCTGTGAGCAACTACGCACCATATGGCAAGACCAAGAGAATTGCAGTGAACCTATGTGGAGAGCGGGGCTATCTATAGCTAAGTTCTGTGTTGACTCTGAGTCAGCGGCACGCAACATATCTAAGAACCACGAGGGTTACTCTGAGCAGGCTACCGCAGAGAAGATGGAGCTAATCAAAGGCCCATACAAGTGTACGTCTTTCGACGAGTTTAACCCCGATGTATGTTCTGACTGCCCGAACTGGGGCAAGGTAAAGTCTCCTATAGTGCTAGGTAGTAGCGTGATAGAAGCTACCGCAGAAGATAACATAGTAGAAGTACCTGAGATGGACTTACCTGACTCACCTATTACTACTACCTATGTGATTCCGCCGTATCCTAGGCCATTCTTTAGGGGTACCAATGGTGGGGTGTATATGCGTACTACCAATGCTGAAGGCGATCCAGATGAGAAGGTGGTGTACCACAATGACCTGTACATAGTTAAACGCATATCAGATGTAGAGATGGGCGAAGCGGTGGTCGTTAGACTGCACCTACCTAAAGATGGGGTTAGAGAGTTTACTATTCCCCTTACAGCGGTTACTTCAAAAGAAGAATTACGGAAACAGATGTCCATGCATGGTGTGGCCGTCTCACGAATGGATGAACTTATGACTTACATGACAACTTGGGTAAACGAGTTACAGGCTACGGGAGTAGCAACAGAGGCGCGTAGGCAGTTTGGGTGGACTGGAGATGACTTTAAGTCCTTTGTGTTAGGCAATGAAGAAGTATTTGCTGATCGTATTGGCGACAATCCTCCCTCTACCCCGACAGTAGGGTTGTTTCACGCATTTGAACCTAAAGGCACTTTGCAGGGTTGGATAGATACGGCCAACTTTTACAACCGTGATGGGTTTGAACTGCATCAATACATAGTAGGCACAGGGTTTGGTTCCCCCCTTATGGCCCTGTCCCCCGTTTCTTGTGCAGGGTTTCACGTACATAGTAAGGAGAGCGGCGTAGGTAAGACCACCGCCATGAACGTAGGCGCGTCTATATGGGGTAGCCCTAAAGCTCTAGTACTGGGAGAAGATGATACTCAACACTCTAGGATGAACCGCAGTGAGGTATACCAAAACCTACCCCTGTACATTGACGAACTTACTGAACTTAAAGGTGAGGATTTATCGTCGCTTATATACCAAATATCCAGTGGTAAACAGAGGAACCGTATGACTAGTGGGGGTAATAATACCGAACGCGCTAGAGGTAAACCTTGGAAGCTACTGTCCGTTACCACAGGCAACTGTAGTGCTATCGAGAAAGTCAGTCTGTACAAGGCTATGCCGAAAGCGGAAGCCCAACGGATGATGGAGACTAAAGCAGTTAGGTTGTTCGACCAAAGTAAAACTAAGTACTTAACAGACATACACGCAATCAATGCAGAAACTATATACGGGCACGCAGGTAAAGTGTACATGCAGTACGTTATAGCTAACATAGACAGTGTTAAGGATTTACTGGAGAAGGTACGGGCCAAGATAGATAAGGCGGCACAGCTTACCGCAGAGAACCGATTCTGGTCAGCGGGTGGGGCTTCTACCCTTACGGGCGTGCTCATAGCTAAGAAGCTAGGGCTAGTAGACTACGACACGAATAAGCTGTTTAAGTACATAATTAAACTATTGAGAGAGAATAAGGATAATGTGGCCGGTATGAACTGTTCTGCACTAGACACTTTAAACGACTACTTCCACGAGAACTGGGGTAGCATACTTAAAATCAAAAGCACTGACGACTTACGTAAGGCACAGAACAACGGGCTAGATGCGTTAGTTATACCAGAACTAGACCCTAGAATTAGGCTAGTAGGGCGCTACGAGACTGATACGAAGATAGCTTACTTAATACCTAAACCACTTAAAACATGGTGCGGTAGGCAACAGATAAACTACTCCGCATTTATACAAGAACTAAAAGATAAGTCTGGGGCTAAAACTACTAAGGTGCGGTTGACTAAAGGTACTACTACCTACCTACCCCTGACTCACGTTATATCTATAGACTGTTCTGCGGCGGATGTGAAGGTATAACGTGTTAATGGTTGATGACCTACATCCCGATGGTATACGTATTATAGTTAACTGGGAGGGTATGCACGTTGGAGCGTCCCTCTTCGTACCGTGTTTAAACACGCAGAAAGCTAAGGATCAGGTCGTAACACTGTTTAAACGTAAGAAATGGCAAGTAAAGACAAAGATAGCCATAGAAAATGGTAAATTAGGTATTCGTATCTGGCGTACTATATGATACTATATGGGACGTAGTGGGCCACTCCCCTGACTCACTATGGTTTTACCTCTCTACCCCCCTGCTCGTTTCCGAGGCGACAGGGGGGTTTTTATTAGTAGCCCTTGTTGTAGTCCATATTACTGCTCATAATCGCGTACTTCATTATAGGATTTACCGTAACCCCATTGTGCATACCAGCGGAAGTCTTCATGTGCGATTTGACCGACTTAGATATTTGCTCCCCCGTAAGTGCCGCAGTAGGGTGACGCTTGTTATGGTCAATAATATCTTGTAGTACTTCACCCATAGTCTCATGGTCATCCATGCGCTGTGCTACATAGAACTTCTTGGTTAGCATGGAACGCTTCTCTGTAACTGCTTTCTCTACGCCTTTGTTCCTACCAGATACTTCTTGACGGTAAGTGTATTCCGCAGGGGGGAATCCTAGAGCCTGAGCCGCGAAATCACCGACAGTCATGTCATCATATATAGGGTCTTTTCTCCTAGACTGTATACCACCTTCTCTTGCGTAACGTCCAACTGTGCTACGGTAAGCATTAGTAATACCGGCGGGCATAAGGCTTTCCATACCACGCTCAAAGCTACCGTACTCGCTTGAGTTGAAGTCATCATAGGCACGTTTGAGTCTAGTGCCTGTACTCAATGCAGGGCCACCCAAGTAGAATCCTAGGCTTTCTTCAAGAGAGGGGTCTTTGTTAAACCTGTTTTCCTGCAACAACAAGTTACTTAGGCTAACACGCGAGGCTACATCTGTACCCGTAAGTGCAGTTAACCCCCCTTTGTACCAACCTTCACCTAGGTACTTACGTGTTATGGTGCGAGCATCGTCCTCCTCGTCATCTAAGAACATGTTCCATATCATGCTGACCATACCGTATAACGGTAGTCCTTGCACCCCAGCAAAGAACAATGCGGATAAGTGAACCCCCATAGCCTGTTTAAGCGCCATGTTACGTAGTTCCTTTCCTTCAGCATCTTTAGCGAACATATTGTCTCCCGCTAGTATGGCAGACTTAATCATGGTGTAGTACATCTGTAGGCCATAACTCTTGTACATCAAAGCCACACGCCCGATACCCTGCTGTGAGTACCCTGCCGCAGTTTCTAGTACAGAACCACCGTTTGTTTCCTGTGCAAAGTACACGGCTTCAGCTACTGCTAATTCCATACGCGCTTCAGAACTACTAGGTACGTCTATGAACTTGGCCTGCACTGCACTGTAGAACCTCTTATCACCCTTAGCTTCGTGCATAGCATCTAGCTTGTTTAGAGTAAGGTCGTAAGACATCGTTAGGGTAACTTGACGGTTAAATCTTTCTGCTGCGTTGAACATTACAGCGGACAAAGCAGACGTACCATCTAGGAACCTAAGCGCAGGGTTCTTATTCTTTTGTCGTCCCGCATCGTTCACGCCTAACTGATCAGCTATTGTAGAGTGATGTATCTGACCCCCGTTCTTAGCCCTTTGTACCAAAGGTATCATGCGGTTGAAGTATTTTATCTTCGCGTCAGCTTCCGCTTTAGTAGCAGAGGTATCCCGTATTTTCTTTTCTTGGTCTGCTTTAAGAGTGTATACGTCCTTTCGACTTACCACGCCATCCGCATCTGTCGTGCTAACTTCTTTGATGTCGTAGTATTCGTCGATAGATATTTTAGAGGAAGTTACAAACTTACCTGCTCTACCCAAGGCTACAGAAGCATCTTTAGCATTAAATTTACTTGTAAGGTACGGCAGTACCACTAGGGGTATTTGAGACAAGTTAACAAGTGCGGACGAGGCGTTAAAACCAATGGTGTATATAAAGGCTGTTTGGTTAAGACGTTGGTAGTACTGCTCTGGGCCTTTGTTAGCGGCTCCTTCACGGGCAAACTTAGCCCGCCTGTCTAGCTCTCTTTTAACCAGATTAAACGTATTTTTGTTAACACCCTCGGGAGCGCCTTCTCCATGCTTCAGGTCTATAGCCTTCTCAACTGCACGTATCTCACCGCCATAACGCATCTTCTCTATCTGGGCACCTAGATCAAAGCCTTTAGTCTGCATACCTAAGCGAGCGTCTTGTATGTAACCTAACGTGTTCTTACGTCGTTGTAGAGACTTAGCAAAAGAAGTTTCGGGTAGTGTCTCAATAAACAGTCGCATTACTTGCTCCTGTACTTCCCCTCGCTTATCTTTGGGTACGCTAGCAGCGATAACATCTAACACGTCAGCAACGAAAGAACCGGCGGGAGGACTTCTGTAGCTAGATGCTTTGGTATCACCCTCGTAAGATTCTACTGTGTCAGCAACGGTAAGGGCATCGTTCTTTACTTCCTTAGCCGCACTGTCCCGTGCTCCCTCAGTCTCAAACATAAGGAATACTGATTCTTCTCTAAAAGTACCATCGTCGTTTTTAATCTTAGTTGCATACGACAACTTGTAGTTACCCTGACGAACCAACGGAAAATATACTTCCATAGTGTTAGATGAGATCAGACGCTCGTTCATCTGCTTCTTTAGTTTTATTTTAGAAGCGTTGTCTTTGCCGTCACCTATCTCGTCAATCTCACGATTGATAACAGCCACGAGGTCTTCGTGCATACGTTTATAGGTATTACGTAACTCGGTAAACTGCTTTCTACCGCCATCATTTAATTTCTTCCATTGATCTTGATTAGCTTCCCATACTTCAAATAGGTTCCTGTCGTCTTGAGCAGTCTGGTTACCGTATCTCTTTTTAGCTTCTGCGCGGGTAAGAGTAGGGTCTACCTGATAAATAGTAGCGCCATGCTCTTGGCTATATATAATGTTATCTAGCAACTGCTTCTGTTCTAAGTTCTTCTTAGCCCACGCATCATAAGCCTCTAATACTTTATTTATCTTCTCGTCAGATTTTTGTATGCTGCCTCGTTGATCTCCAAATAGCTTGTCTAGGTTTAACCCTAACTGCCCGAAACCATTGTTTCTTGCTACGTCGCCTAATGCTTGCGAACCAGTTAGTCTCAGTAAGAAGTCTTTAGCTGTCCTATCCGCAGTGCCGTTTAAAAAGTCTGTAGCACCTTCAAGGAAAGATTTCTTTGGGCCTTCGGACAAACGCTTCTGTATGTCTGTCATGTCGTTAAGTACTTTTCTTACTCCGTCTTGAGTAGACACCATGTTCATAACAGGATCATTGCTTGTAGCCATGTTGGGAGACAGCATCGCTATAATAGCCGCATCAGCTTCGTCTAGCGCAGAGCCTACAGGCTTAGTGTCCATGCCGATAAGTCTTCGTACATAGTTAGTGACTGCACGATAGAACCGCTCCAAGGCACTTATGTCATCGCCTTTAGGGTTGATAGAGGCTAGCTTACGCTGGAACACAGGGTTACTGAACGCTTCAGCTATGAACTCGTTAAGGTTCTCTGCACCGTACGCTGTATCTAAATACGGCTTAACGTCTTTATACAACTTCTCCAACTGCTTAGTTGCTGGGTGAGATTTGTTCTTTAATTGGTTAAGTGTAGCAGCGTGCGTAGTCTCATGCAGTAGCGCGTGTATGGTCAGAGGCATGTTAGAGTTAAGTATTACAGTGTTGATCCTAGGGTCAAACAAACCTGCAACGTCACCCTTATCTCCGATTTCGTACCCTTTGTCTTTTAGACTAGCTTCATTAGCCAATTCTATTTTGGTGGTGCCAGTGTTCTCAGACAACGCTCTAGCTATCTGCTTGACGCGCTTACTCTTAGTGCTTTTTGCAAGGGACTGTAATGCGGCTTTTAAGTCCCCTTTCTTCAGTAGCTCCTTAACGTCTTTAGGTAAAGCCTCACTCAGTTCCAGCGCAACCTTGGGGTCTAGCTCCAAGTTAAGCACGTCGATCTTACCACCACCGGCAATGAACTTAGCAGTATCAGCCGCTATCCTCGCACGTAATTGGTCAGGAGACATATCTTCGGTAAGAGGTGCCTTTGCATTCTTACCCCTACTGCCTTGTATGTTCTCTATTGCTTTACTAGTAACCGCAAGTTTTTTCTCTGCGTCAGTCAGCGTAGTAGTCTTAAGATTAGCGTCTATGTCAGTATCTTCTAGAACTGCGTCCTGTACTTTAAAGACTTTCTTTCTAGGTTTAGACGTACCAACAACTTTTGCTTTAAAATTGGCTTTGTTATTAATGTCTGCTTCCGCATCCTTTTCTCTTTTAAGACGTGCGGCATCCCCCCGTTCTTCTCTATCTGTTTTTAACTTAGCTTCTGCGGCTTCAGTGCCTCGCTCATTCCTAGATTCTTTAGCGAGTTTAGCCCTTTCTTTTGCAGCCTTAAATCTACTATCTAGTTGAGTATTGGTCTCAGCACTGAGGTTGTCTTTAGCCCATGCAAGCACTGCTTTAGCGTTATTGCCACCCGTACCTGCTAAGTTCTTAGCCAGTGGGTCTTTACCTATAGGCAGCGTACCGCTAGGTTTCTTTTCTGTTGATTCGTCGTATGTCCTGTAGTTTTTACTTTCAGGATCACTAGCTTCGCTAACCGCATTAATGAGCGCACTATCAACATCGTCAAACTGCTCTAAGTATCTTTTAACCGTACTAGCTTGCACACGTCTCGCAACCGCTGCATCTGTAAAATCAACGTCGGTACGCCTCTGCCCAAATTCTGTATTAGCTATCGTATCTAGCCTTTGCATGTCTTGGTCTAATGCTTTATGTGGGGTTATAAACCTATCGCTATCCTTAAACTTAAATTTATTTGTCTTGGGGTTAAGAGTACGTACGGCAGGGGCTTCTTGTGTACTGGTATCAGCAGGCGCTTCTGTTTTTGCTTCTGCTTTCGGGGCAGTTTCGACTGCACTTCGCCTTTTAGTTTTAGTTTTAGCGGCGTCTATAACAACAGGTACCTTTTTACCTGTTAACTTATTTACAAGTGTAGCAGTATCTTTAGAAATACCGTCTACTTGTGAAGCACTTGTATCGACTTGCAAAGGTATATTGTTCTCAGCTAAAAGGGCAACCGCTTCTGCATCAGGCGCTTTAGGCTTAATACTTTGAGTAGCTTCTTCTACGGTAATACCTTTTAATTCCGCTATAGCCTCTGCGGTAGCTTGCTCTCTTGCAACAGAATCAACGTCTCCAGTTTCGGTAGCATTGCGCCTCACGCCTTGTTTCTTAGCGGAAGACTTCGTTTGCATACCGCCTAGGGGCTGCTGCTGTTGAGTTTCTTTAGGCCCACGTTCTTTAACTTGTGCTTCTAACTGCGCTAGTGCCGCCCTGTTTTCGGTTGCTATGGCGGCATCTCTAGCCTCTGCCTCTGCAACATCTAGGGTACCTTCAAATAGTACGGCGTATTCCTTCTCTATAGCACGTTTTTCTTCTGCGGCTCTAGCCGCCTTAGTTTCGTCTTCTGCGAGCAGGGCTTCAATCTCAGCCGTCTCTTCTATGTCCTGTATCTGTTCGTCTTCCGCACGGTCTACCATGTCGGGTTGTTCTTTTATCTGGTCATCATCCTCCAGACGCCTTGCTCTCTCGGTCTCTGCATCTTGCTCGGCCATAGCATCAGCCATTTCAGAGTCACTCATACCCTCGGGTGCGCGTGCGGCTACTCTCGCAGCTTCTCTTTCTGCTGTTGCTTTTTCTAACGGGAATAGGTCGCCAGTTTGCCTACGTGCTTGTTCCGCCGCATCATCTTTAACTAGCGAGGCTAGTCCTTGTTCTCTGTCCTGCGCTTCAAGGATAGCATCACGTTCTGTAGCCCTGCGTGATTCGGCGTTGCCTTGCAACTCTTGTGCGCGTAAGTATACCTGTGCTTCAGGGTCATCTATTGGCACGTTTTCACGTACGGAGCCATCAGGCATGGGTATATTAACGGTTTCAGGTAAGGAAGGCAGTCCAAATACTTCTTCTACGGCTTGTTCATCAGACTTGTCATCCTCCGCTATTGCGCCGTCGGTACCTACAGACTTACCACCTCTACGCCCTGCAATGAGGTCTGCAAAGACTTGTATTATGGCACCTGCACCACCGCCTATGGTAGCTTCATCAAGCACACCGGCATTGAGTAGTTCAGCTTCGGCGTCATACCCACGGGCGTTAAGGTTCTGTAATATTGCGGCTGCGGCTTCCTGTGAGGCTTCCGCTACGCCCGTAGTTGCCCCACTACGAATACGATCTTTAATGTTTTTTAAGTCGTTAGCTTCAACTTTTTCTAGTACTTTAGCTACGCCGGGAATTTGAAGTCCTTTGGCGATTCTACCTAGGGGAGCTAGTTCTAGCAGACCAATAGCTGTACCACGGAACGTAGCAGAACTTCTTTCTTCTTCGGTAGCACCAAAATCGCGTGCGCGTTCGCTTGCTTCACCAGCACCAGCACCACCGGCAATAGCAGCGGCAGCGGGCAAGGCGGCAGGGCCAAGTAATGCGGTAGGCAGTAAGGCACCAATAGAACCAATGCCAGAGGCTAGCTTATAGGTTAGTGATTCTTTGTCTCCACCTTCGGGACGGAAGGATGAGGCTACAGATTGAATTTTGTCGCGGGCTTTAAGTTCTTCTTCCTCTTCGAGTAGGGCAGCGCCACCTAAAGCAGCGGACTCGTACATGCCAATAGCACCGGAGGCTAGACCTTTACCTACGTTCTCAAAGAACCCTGCGCCACCTCCTCCTTTTCCTACTTCTTGTCGTAGTCTCTCGGTAAGAATCTCTACAACTTCGTAGTCTCTTTCCGCATACGCTTTATCAATACCTTTTGACAGGTCATCTATATAAGACATACAACTAAATCCTTATGGTTTAGGAGGAGGCGCTAGTGCATTTGCTCTTTGTAGCGCGGTGCCGCTTTGAGAAGCACTTTGAGAAGCCACTTGAGAAGTCCCTTGAGAAGTCCCTTGAGAAGTTCCTAGTTTTTGTTGCACCATAGTTTGTAGTTGCTGAATCATAGTATTAGAGTAGCCACCTTGGTCTTTAATCATTTTTATCATTTCTTCATATATAGTAATCATATCATCGGTTCTAGTTTTATCCTCTATCACTTGGAAAACACCTTCCATATCCTTTTGCTGCCCTTTCGCTAGTGCGACTTGTTCAGGGGTGGAGTCTTTGTCGTATATTATCTTATTTAACCGCATCATCTCAGGCTGAAGAGCTTTAAAATGTTCTTCTCTTAGGGTGTTATTAGCATCTGTTAATCCCTTTAAAGAGCTAGCAATTTCTTGCAAGCTAGCTTGTTCTTGTATCAGTTTTTGTAGGTTAGCCTGCGAACTTACTTTCAGAGCGTCAATTTTATTCTTAATACCGTTCTGATTTTGGCTATACATTCTATCGGCTTCTTTTTGGTACATCTCCAAATCGCCTTTAGTAACATTCGCCATCAAGTTCATACCAGCAGCAACATCCTCTGTGTACAACTTCAAGGCATCCGCTGCCCCCTTGTTTATTTTGTCTAGTACGGCGGACGTAGCTTCTTTGTTCTTAACGTACATGTCTCTCTGCTCGGTAATAACGGAGCGTTGTCTTTTTGATACATTATCATCAAACTTGCCTCTAGCAATGCTAGCCCCACGACCAGTACCACCTGAAATAAGCCCTCTTATGCCCGCATTAGTGCGTTCCCTAGCCACTGCTTCAGGGTCTAACTGTGCCTTGTCCAATTCTTCTTTTCGCGTCAAGTACTCACCCAAACCTGTTTCGTATTTCTTGACGTCGTAACCGCCTTTTTCTACGTCATCAGAGGCCAGCCTATCTAGTGTAGCCTTACTTTTAGCTTCAGGGTTTACGTCTATACGGTCTTCTACCTTACCCATAAAGCTATCACCCAGTGCTGTACTGAGTTGTTTTTTGCTTATGGCGCTAGTGTCAGGTGCAGGAGTGTTAAGCACGGACTGTAGTTGTTGGTCTATACTCATATCAGAAGAAGCACCGAAACCCGCAGGTGGTTGTCCCGCAGGAGGTTGTCCCGCAGGAGGTTGTCCCGCAGGAGGTTGTACCGCAGGTGCGGCGAGCACAGTGCCAGCCCCAACAAGGGGAGCACCAATACCCGTAGTGGAGGGGTCAGGAGCATTAGCCTTAGCTATCTGCTCTATTGCGGAAGGTTCAAGTCCCGCTATACCTTTTATTTTTTGAGCCGCAGCGGCGGCAGACTCTTTTGAAGCCGGAGCGCCAGAACGCCCCTGTAAATCTCTTTCCCCGTATTTTTCTGCCTGTATAATATCGTCTATCTTTTTATCGTCAGCTTTAGGAAATACGTTTGGGTTGGCTTTTCTGAACGCTTCCCTTTCTGCGGCGCTCACAGAAATACTTTTCGATGTAGCTGCTCTTTTGGCGGGAGCAGCCTTATTAATTCGCTTAATAGCTTCTTGCCTACGCCTTGCGGGGGTTGCTTGAGGGAATACAGAAGGGTTATTTTTCAGCCACTCCTCAATATCTTTTTCTGATACTTCCCCCCCTGCGACATAGCCAATAATCCCACCTTGAGCCATGCCTTGCATGTTAGGGCGGGGCTGACTAGCGATACCTTGCGGTGCGCTTTGAGGCATGGGAGGGCGTTGACCTTGAGGTCTCTGAGGAGGTATACCCATAGCTTGTTGTTTCTGTTGAGCTTGTTTTTGTTTCTGCCCAAGAACCCCAGCTACTTGTCCAGCCATCTCGTTCTTGTTCATACCCACTAACTGCTGCTCGTATTGCTCTGCTATAGTGCTTGGAGTCTGTTCAGCTTTTAGCGCCATTTCCCTAGAAGCGGCTTCTTTTTCAGTTTTCAGCTTCTGCATGGCGAGCAAATCCATCAACTCTTGATTCTGAGAGTATCTTTTTTGTAATGCTTGAGGGTTACCTCTATACGCATCTGCTTTTTGCTCTACTAACTTATCTATGCCGCCTGCTTGTAACATGTGTATCTCCTAAAATTATTTTACTCGCCGCCGCCTAAATACTTGTTGTATATATCTTCTATGGTCTCTGCTGTACCTGCGTACTGTGCTGCGGTACTAGGGGCGTTGTAAGAATAAGACTGAGCTTCTAGTGGCAACCCTTGCAGTAGTGACTGCATATACTGTACTTGCTTGTAAGGGAAGTCACGTTCTTCTTTAAACTGTGCGTAATCTGCGGCCATACCTTCGCTTTCGATGCCGCGCTGAGTAGCGCCTGTACCTTCTTGTCTAGCGAGTACGTCAAACCCATACTGATTACTCTTGTCTCGATCTAAGTTAAACTGTTGTTGCGCTCTATCATAAGCAGAGGCGTAGCCCTTACCTGTTATATCTGCTAGGTTAGTCTCTAGGTTACGTTGGTTCTCCATGTCCATAATAGCCTGACGAGAACCACCAAATGCACCTGCTTGCGTCATACGGCCTGCATTAGCTACACGGCTTATCTCTGACTGACGGCGAGCTTCTTCGAGCTGTGGGTTAAGCGAGGACATTAAGTATGGGTTCATACCTGCTTGAGCGTCTGCTGCGGTAAAAGCGTTAACTCCCATATTAGTAGGAGCTTGTAGACTACCAATACCTGCAAACGCCTGCTGCTGTAGCCCTGACTCTCCGGCACTAAGTGGGCCTTGATAGGCTTGATACGCCTGATTACCCAGTGCTTTACCTTGTCCGAGCATGTCAGTTACATAGTCGCCAGCCCAGTTAGATAAAGAACTTTCTTTACCTGCATATTCTCCTACACTAGGATCAACACCCGTTGTAATGTCTCCTCCAACTCCCGCTGCTGTATTTGTGGCAGTGGTGGCAGTAGTGGTCGGGGCGGCTACTACGGCGTCTCCGTCTGGGAAGTTAGTTTTGGGGCTATAGTTTTTATAGACAGAACCACCGTAGTTATACGCGGCTATTCCACCACCTTGAGCCATAGTAGGCATAAACTTGTTAGGGTCTATTTGTTTACCTTGCTCTGGATTACCCGTACGTTCCATACGTACATTGTTCATCATACCGTGCAACTGGTCTGCACCCGCATCAGAGTTACCGTTGCCTAGGTGACTTACTACGTCAGCAGGGATAACGAACTCACCGTCACTAAGACGGGCTTCTTGCTTACCATCAATGCTTGCTGGCACATCGTCCGCCATACCATCTGTTCTGC